GTATTTGTTACAATAATTAGCAACACTTTGTATACAATGTTCGTACAGTTTGCTTTGTGCGCCAACTGCTACCTGATAAACCATTCTCTTCATGATAAATCCTTTGTAAAACTTACGTTAGTTTTGTATGTAACTTTACTGTACTTATCGAACCGCATATCAACGATTCCATCACACAGCATCCAATCTGCAGGCATTGCTCCATTAGCATGTACCCAATCTAAAATTTTCTTTGCACCTTCTGGTGTAATGCGATATGCTCTAGCACCTTCATACCAATTCCCAGGAGGTATAGGTTTTGCTTTTTTAAATCCTTCAAACTTGTATACATCACATTCTTCGTATTCGCCCATTGGCTTTTTAAAAACAACGTCATGTTCAAATATACATATTGGCTTATTTGTTGTGTGGCATTTTTGCCACAGTAAGTACTGACTTAAAAAACATCCTTGAGTGCCTGGCCTAGCAAGTAATCGTTGTGCTTTCTTATGTTGGAATACTTTTAGATTAAAATCAGTAAGGCCTTGTTTCATACCGTTAACACCTTCATATAAATCTAAATCCCAGCCATGTTTATTTCCTGTTTCTATCGCACGACTAGCCATACTTACGCTATTAGGATAGCTTGGAAGATATATTACATAACCCTTCATTTATTCTTTACTTCTTGTATTTCTTTTATTACTATATTATACCAATGTTCTGGTAACCAACGTAGTTGAGCTTGTTTAAATTTTAATCCTTCTTTTTTGTTACCTTTGCCTGTACTAAAAATATTATTAGCTTTTATGCCCCAACTGTTCCAATTGTAACCTATATGATCGTATGTGTTTCCTGAATCAGCCCATTCTTTCATTACATGCCTAAGCACTACTTGATCTACAAACCAATAGCAACCTTTTTCGAAAGCAGTAGTTAATCGTCTTGCAAATAAATTTCTCCAAGCTATTCCTTTATCTCCTGTGCCAGGACTTAAGGCACTTGCAATAAAAATATGTTGTTCTTTTGGTTTAGGCATAACACCTATGTTTGTTGTAACTTTTTCAAATTCAATCAAATGGAAACCGTTACGCAATATACTATCGCAATCAATTTGTAGTATTCTTTGTTTATGATTTGTAAATATTTCAGCCATACGTATAAATCTTACACTTGCTAGGTATGTGCGTCTTGCTATATAATCTAGATCAGCAGTTTTAAAAATTTGCATTCCTTCGCCCATCATGCTTTTATTTTTAGGCAAGTCTTTGTAAAACTGTTCGTTAGTATCTTCCCAAGTATATGTAAATTTATAAAGATTACTAATATTTTTTAATACATTATGATCAATATTACCTTCGTTAATAATATGACAATGTATATGTACCCAACCTACTGTTCTACTAATACTTTGCTGTAGTGCAAATCCATGTCGATCAAAATAATTATAGTCGCAACTAAAATATATTATATGCGGTTCGTCTCTAGGACACATATATCCTTGTATTTCAGGAAGTTTAAACATCTCTTGCTAGTCCTGGTCTATATCCGATAATGGCATTCTTTTCGCCTCTACCTATTTTTCTAATCATTCTATAGCCAAGTGGTGTAAGTATATTTCTAATACTGTCTGCATGAAATCCGTAACGTTGAGGATGATCTTTACATTCATATAAAATTATCGGCTTGCAACGTTCAATAGTTTTATAACCGCCTTGTGCAACAAAAGGTTCATATCCTTCTGCATCTATTTTAATAAAATCTACGTTTTCTAAATTATAAAAGTCTAAAGGCATAACAGGAATATTGCCTTCTCGTTGGCTAGGATTTACATGTGTACTAAAACTTTTATTAGTAGTTTTTATGGATACAGATTCTTCTCTAGCACCTAAACCTACAGGATATGCTGTTACATTATTACATCTATCTTTTAAATTATGAACCATACATTCATAAATTTTTGGATTAATTTCAAATGCATGTACATGCTCAAAACTTCTAGCTAATTGATATGCTGTTATACCTACATGAGCTCCTACATCAACTGCTACTCGCCATTTAGCACAATAACTCATTGCTGTCATTAATTCTATATTTTGGTAATTGTTAATATCTCCAGCGCCTTGTTTCTTTGCACTTTTTAAACAAATATCATTCTTTATAGAACGCCAACCGTCTATTTCATTATACATTATTTTCTACCTGATACTTAAATGTTATATCCCAAGCTAGTCCACTAGCAAATTCATCTCTTTTAAATTGACTGTGAGCAATATGTTCTAGCATTTCATTTCTATCAAATCCAAACTGTCCTTGCCAATGCTGAACTGCACTTTGTCCTAATACTTCAATTCTTTTTCCTAAACACAACGCTTCTACAACTGCCATACTATGATACGTAATAACTTTCTTTGCATTTGTCATAAGCGGCAAAATAGATTCAAAGCGTTGTCTACGTTTTCCTTCTTTTTCTCTTATAATTAATTTTTCTGGAAGACTATCATAATGTCGCACAGTGTCTCTACGCCACGTATCATAATCTTGTCCTAAGTATTTAAAGATATTACTATTGTTAGGCATTACTAAAAGGTTGTATTCGCCAGTGTCATTCCAATCTTGCCAAACCCTGTTGTCAATTTCAAGGTGTTGTATTCTACTATCACCTACTGGCTTACGTACTTTTGTATTCTGTAATGAATTGTAACTAACTCTATAATACTCTGGCGTTTTGTGTTTGTGATTGCCTATATATCCATTATCTAAATGAAAAAAATTTATGCGTTTATCTCTTGAAATTGTATCAAACACCCAATCATCAAACGGATGACTAAATGCTAGATATCTATCTAGTTGGATTTCTTCTGGACGTTCAATAGTAATAGTATCGTAATTACTGTATAAATTACCAAATAACTGTCCGCGTAATTGTTTTGATCTAGATGGTATTTGAAATTTATACGCTTGCATCTTCCATACCCGCAACTCTTAGTTTAACAACGTTAGTAATCTGCCATTGTTTTTGATCAAGACCTTTTAATAAGCCTAACCATTTGTTACGAAGTAATGCAAACTCATTAATGATCTTTTCGTAGTCAACAACGTCTGCTTCACCGTCAACATACTTTTCAACATCTCTACTAGACAAAGCACGTTGATAATTTTCAAGATATTTTTTAAAAAATGAACTACGCAACCTGCGTAGCTCAATATTTAGGTAATTTAAGATAGCTTCAATTTCTTGGAGTTGATTAAATCTATGTTCAACAATGCCGGGCATTTCTGCCGCGGCACGTTCAACGTTACCTTTTAGTTTTACTTCACTTCGGGCATCAATAAGTTCATCTTCAAAAAACTTTATCGCTGTGGGTATTTTGTTTATGTCTCTAGCAACTTCAGAGTAATATCTCATTTAATCTTCCCAATCGTCTTCATCATCTACATCTTCTTCGTCAAGATCTAAATAATAATTAATTGCTTGATCTAGAATATCACAACTGCCTAGTGCATCTCTAAATGTTTGATCATCTGCTCCATAATCAGCACATGTATCTACATAAGTTTCTGCGACAGTATCGATAGTCTTTTTATCTATGCTATCTTTAAACGTATTCCACATATCCACAACTAAACTGCTATCCATAATTTTCTACTCCTCGATTAGTTCGACTTCAGTTGCCTCTTCTACCGGCTCTTCATCTTGGGTATTTACCATAGGCGCAAGTTTCTCGTTGTATTCTGACATAATCATATTCATCTTGTCAGGATCCATCCACGCCTTACGATAATCAAGATGCTCTTCACCTTTAAGATCGATATACTTGAGTCTGTTACCTTGTTTTTCTAACAAGCCTTTCTTTTCGAAAAGTTCAATAAGACCACTATAAGGATTCATACCTGTTTCGTATGGAATCTTTACTTGTACGCCTTCAAACGGTTTTGCATAACGAGTTTTCATTACTTTACAACCTGCTCTAATACCGCGTACTTCACTGATCTTATTACCAGCTTCATCTTCTTTTAGTTTTAACTTTTTCATTGCAACAACAATACTTGATGCATAGATAAAGCCTTGTCCACCACTGATCTTGTCATCTGGATCAAACATATCTTGTGATGCATATGTGTGGTTAGTACATACTAGTCCTACGTTATAACTACCAATCATGTTAACAGTATTACGTACAAGTGATGTTAGTGCTTTAGGCTTACGACCCATATCACCTTTCATATCACCTTTGTTAAACTGATCAACATCTGTTGGAGTTAGTAACATACCTAATGAGTCAACTACAAACAATACTTTCGGACGATCTTCGTCGTTCATTGCTTTATAGTCTGCCATAAATGTACTTACAGTTTTTGCTACATCATCAATCATTGACATGTTTAGTTTAAGAAGTTTATCTTCTCCTGTATCAACGTCTAATGCTTGTAGCCATGATTCGTCAAGTGCATTCTCTGAGTCAATTAATACTACAAAGATACCTTGATCTTGTGCGTGTTTTACAATGTTACCTGCACAGAAATAACTTTTACCTGCGCCTGATTCTCCTGCAAACACTGTTACCTTACCTAATGGAACACCTTTGTGGAAGTCACCACTAATAAGATAGTTTAGTGCATATGAGCCTGTACTGATCCAATCTGTAGGATCGTTAAAGCCACTACTCATACCTGTTATACTTTTTGTTAGGTCCTTACGGAACTTACTAACATCAAATGATTTAGCCATAGTTTCTCCTTGTTAAAAGCTAGTAGGGGATTTCTCCCCTACGAATCTTGTTTATTTTATGATTGACGTGCTCTAATCATTGACAAAATGTCTTCAGCCTTACCTGACGGTGCCGCTTCAGTTGCCGGAGCAGTTTCTGCTACTGGAGCAGGTGCCGCTTCTGGTGCTGGAGTTGCTTGTGCCGCTGGTGCCGCTGGTGGTGTTGCTGGAGCAGGAGTACCCGCTCTATTTTGTGGATCACCTGTTCTTGCCGCCATTCCCGCTGGACGGAAATATTGACCAAAACGATCCATGTCATACGCTTCACCATCTACTGATGCTTCAAACATTTCTTTCATGACCTTTACTTCAACTTCTGAAGGTTGTTTCGGAAGGAAGTCACTCATGTTAAACAAGCCATTAGTTTCAATAGCCTTCATTTCAACATCTGTCAACGGACGCTCTCTACGTGCCCAATTAGACGTTGAATAATCAGCATATCCACCTTTGCTTGTTTTATTAAGACGGAAGTCTACACCAGCAGTATAATCTGTTGGTAATTCTTCCATATCCGGATCTATAAGAGCCGCTTTAATAATTTGGAAAATTTGTGGCCCAATAATAAACCTACGTACTGGATTCTCAGGTGTACTATCT